CAGATGATGTTCTCAAGAAGGTGAGAGTTAAAACAGATCGCCTGATGGAGAAAGATTTTGTTGAAGAATTGTTGGATTTGAGTTATACTGGGTACAGAAAGGATTCACCGAACAAATGGGCTCCAGCAGACCGTAAAGAAATATCTAGATTGACTTGGTTGGGACTTGATCATAATAATGGACAATTTGATCCTCGACTTAGGCAAATTCTAAATCCAGAGCCGCATTTTGATATAGAAATAAAAGAAGATTGGGCCAAGTATGAATACGAAGTAGGCGGCAAGCCTCTCGTTGGCAATCTGGCCATTAAGGGAACAATTGATCTTGTTACTACAATAGATGATGATACAATTGAGGTCTTAGACTGGAAAACTGGACAACGAAAAAACTGGGCGACTGGCGAGAAGAAAACATACGCTAAACTGTGTGAAGACCCACAACTGTTACTATATTACTATGCTATTTCAAATTTGTATCCAGAGTATAAAAATGTTATAATGTCTATTTTCTACGTTAAGGACGGTGGACCTTTTAGTATGTGCTGGGATGATAATGATAAGGTTAAGTTCCTCAAAATGCTTAAGGATAGGTTTCTACAAATAAAGAAAAATAATAAACCGATACCAATATCATACGACCGTTCTAATTTTAAATGCACAAGGCTTTGCCACTACTGTAAAAACAAATGGCAAGGATCTAATAAGAGTATGTGTCAGTATGTTGGAGACTATGTAGACAAATATGGTATCGACAAGGCTTCACATGATCTGAAACATAAAGATTTTACCATTGGACACTATGAAGCTCCAGGTTGATACTGATTTTAATTTAATAAGAGGGAGGAACATCATGAGATCATCATTGTTTATATTGTTTTTACTATATTGCGGGAATTCATTAGCACAGGAGGCTGGCACTGATCCAATTACAATTGATAAAGATACTGTAATTGCTGATCTAATGGACTGCTCAGTTAGTGTTATCGCGGGAACGGGTCAAGGTAGTGGTATTGTGTTTACTAAGCAACAAGAAGATGAAGAATATACATTCGTACTTACCGCTGCACATAATCTAACTGTATTACGCTCCGAGACAGATGTTATCACTCCTGATGGCATTCCAAGAAAATTGGTAAAGTTTGAAAACCCAGATGTTGTCAATGTGCTATTTGTAGACCACAAGCGGGTTGGTGAGATGAGAGTTAAAGGTAAGATTATTAGATATTCTCCTCCGGGTATCGCTGGTGACGATTTGGCCTTGCTGCATTTACCAGTGCAGAAGTTTACAAAGTCATCTGCTCGTTTGCATCTTGGGGTTCCAAAAATTGGTTCAAATCTATTTCATATTGGGTCTCTGGGAGGTCTAGCTGGTGCTGAATCCTTGACATCCGGTATTCTCTCCCAGCATGGTAGGCAGGTTGGACGTAATATATTTGATCAAACAACCGCACCAATACTTTTTGGTAGTAGTGGTGGTTTAATGAGCCTACAATCTAATGGTCAGGTGGTTGGCGTTGTAGCGAAAATGAGTCATCCTGTGTATAATTTTATAATCCCGGCGAGGAGAATTATTGAATGGTCTAAAAGAACTCGTGTTGATTGGTTGTTTGATGACAAACAGAAAATGCCTACGTTGAATGAAGTTTACAATTTTCCAGTTGAAGATATTAAGATGAGGTAATCATGCGGTGCGGTTGGTATCCTTTGTGGAACTATACTCATTATTCATTGCTTAAAGGTTATTCCAAGCCGAAGGAACTGGTTAAAAAGTGTGTTGACAACCAGTACAAGGCTTGTGGTATAGCTGATTATAAAACTTTGTCTGGTGCTGTTGCGTTTTTTCAAGAATGCAAAAACGCTGGCATTAAACCTATAATCGGTTGTTCCTTCGATGGCTTTGCATTGTTCGCAAAGAATAAGAAGGGGTGGTTCGATCTTATCAAGATAGTTTCAGATCCAGAAAATAATATTCATGATGATACTGATTTGATTTGTATTAGTGAATCCTCAATCGATCCAATATATTATGTTAATAAAGAAGATGCTAAGTTGCATCGAATTATGCTTGCTTCAGGCATGAAGACGACTCTCCCAAAGATTCAAAACAAAATACTGAATAGTGAGGAGGATTTTGACAACAAGGTATTCTTTGAGAAAGATGATTATTTTGTTGCAGACGCGGAGCAGTCCGTAAGTTTTAATGCGGAAATGCTAGAAACTGTATATAATGATTGTGAGGAGTATGATATTCTAAGCAAGCCAGTGCTTCCGACTTTTCCAACTCCTAATGGTCAGTCAGAAAAAGAATACCTGAAGGAATTATGTCGGGATGGATGGAGACACATTCTCGCTAAGGAGGGTAAAGTTAGTGATCAGGAAGACAAGGACAAGTATCATCATAGGTTCTTACGTGAATTTGATGTCATTGATGAAGCAGAGCTATTTGGCTACTTTCTCATTGTTCAGGATATTATTAAGTTCGTAACGGATAGCGGGTGGATCGCTGGGCCAGGTAGAGGTAGTGCAGCAGGATGTTTGATATCATACATGCTCGAAATTACGAAGATTGATCCCATACAGTACGACCTTTTGTTTGAACGGTTTTACAACTCCGGGAGAAATACTGGCGATCATATTTCCCTACCAGATATTGATATGGATGTACCAAGTAATAAAAGAGATGAAATCATTGGTTATATCGAAGACAAATACGGTCACAACAATGTTAGCCAGATGGTAACCTTTGGAAGACTCAGGGGAAAATCTGCTTTAAAGGAGGTTCTTCGGATTCATGAGGCTTGTGGTTTTGGTCTTATGAACGAGATAACTAAACCGTTAAGGAATGAGGCTGATATTTCAGACGGGTTACAGGAGATGGACGAAGACGAGAGATCTATTATTAAATGGTCTCTAATTAATGAACCAGAGAAGTTTCGTGATTATTGTTATATTACTGATAACGGTGAATTACGAGGCGACTATGCAGAATATTTTCAGCAGGCTATAGATTTAGAGGGTACTTTTAAAACCCAAGGTAAACATGCTGCTGGAGTTGTAATATCTAAAGAGCCACTTGATGAAGTGTGCCCTATGGTTGACCCAAAAGGTGGTGGTGAAAAAATAGCCGCACTAGAAATGGATGACTTGGAAGCACTTGGTCATGTTAAATTTGACGTTTTAGGACTTTCTACACTTGATAAATTTATGAAAGTAGAGGAATTGATAAATGAATAGGGATATAATTTGTTTTGACTTTGAGACAGGTGGTCGTGACGCGAACACTTGCCAACCTACACAAATAGCTGCAATTGCATTAGACGGAAGGAATTTAAAATTAAAGGGTACATTTAATAGTGAGATCCGTGCAGAAGTTGATGATGAAAAAGCCATTGCTGCTGGCCTCGGACCAATTGAAGAAGGTGCATTAAAAGTTACGGGCAAAACAAGGGAACAGATTGCTAAGGCACCTCAATTAAAAACTGTCTGGAAGAAGTTTACCGCCTTTGTTGATAAGTATAATTGGAAAGGAACTCCGTTCTTCGCCCCCATTCCTGCTGGTTTTAATATCATTGGGTACGATATGAAGATCATTAATCGTCTTTGTAAGGAATTCGGACCTTGGGATGCAAAAAGAGGAGAGCAACAGTTGTTCTCTAAGGTGTATAAGATTGATGTAATGGATAATGTATGGATGTGGACAGAAGGAGATCCCAGTATCAAATCTATCAGTATGGATTCTCTTAGAGAAAGAATGGGTATGTCGAGTGAAAATGCCCATGATGCCTTGCAAGATGTGAAGGATACTGCTAATATTATGATTAAGTTCATGAAGACCCACAGGGCAGTCTATCGTAATTTGAAAATTGATAAAGTTTTTGCTAATGGAGAATTGTACGTTTGAACTACAATGACGATAAATCTTGGAAACTATTCAAAGACGGACTTACCAAGGGTATATTCCAACTGGAAAGTCAGCTTGGTCGCTCGTGGTCAAAAAAATTAGAACCTCGTAGCATTGAAGAACTGTCTGCACTGATTAGTATTATTCGTCCCGGTGTGTTAAATGCTATGTTGGATGGTACGAGTCTGGCTATGCATTTTGTTGACAGGAAACACAAGAGAGAAGATGTAACATATATTCATGAAGCCTTAGAAAAGATACTAAGTGATACACAGGGCATCTTGATCTATCAAGAACAGGCTATGATCATATCTACTGAGCTGGCTGGATTTAGTCTGCAAGAAGCAGATGATCTTAGAAAAGCTATTGGTAAGAAAAAGTCTGACTTGATGAAGAAGATCCGCCTAAAATTTATTGCGGGTTGTGAAAAAGTAGGGTTAGTAGATAAAGATTCTGCTGACGAGATATTTAGTTGGATTGAAAAATCTGCTAGGTATCTTTTTAATAAGTCGCACGGGATTTCGTATGCTATTAATGCATATCAGAGTGCGTGGTACAAGGCAAATCATACTTTAGAATTCTTTCTGGCATCATTTTTTTATGCCTCCGAGAAACAAGATCCCCATGAAGAAATATATGAATTAGTTTCAGAAGCCAGAGTGTTCGATATTAATATCAAACTACCTGATCTGACAAACTTTGATAGTAAATTCAATATTCGGAATGGGGACATTTATTTTGGTGTGAAGGATATCAAGTCCTTAACAGGTGTCACTGGCGATAAGGTTATCACAGCTATTAGAGATGTTGAAGAAAAACTACAAAAACCAGCGAAGGATTTTAGTTGGATGGATGTACTCGTTCATCTTTCTAATAAGATCAATAAAACAGCGTTTAAGTCACTGTGCTCAATAGGTTTCTTCTCTACTAAGAAAACGGGAGTATCCAGAAGTAAGGCACTACATGAGTATTCTAGTTTTAGAGAGTTAACCAAAGGTGAAGTGAAATGGGTTGAAAAGAATTATCCTAAAAAACAATGGACGAATTTGGCCGCATCCTTTAAAAGTTTAGCACCAAGAAAGAGGACTGGGGGAGGAACCCATAATTACAATAGGCAACAGGCAATTGAAAGTGAGATACAGGTATTAAACGATCCACCTTACGATCTTTCAGATGATCCTATCTGGATTGTAGAACAAGAAACTAGATTTCTTGGGTGCCCAATTTCATTATCAAAGATTGAAGCTGCAGACGTGTCGTCTTCAAACACCAGTTGTAAAAACATTATAGACGGCAAAAAGGGTAAGGGAATCATTGTTGCCGCCAACATAAGCCGGATCAATGACTATAAAATCAAGAAGGAGGGTAAAAATAAAGGTAAGATGATGTCCTTTCTCACAATTGAGGACGGTACAGCATCACTGGATAATGTTATAGTATTCCCAGAAATGAGAGAGAAATATCATTTTATTTTATTTGAAGATAACAATCTCTTGTTTTATGGTAACGTAGAAAAAGATAATACTTTCATTGTTGACAAGATACATGAAATTTAAGGGGGAGAGATGAACAATTGTATATTTACTGGCTATTTAGCTGAAGAACCAATCCTAGACAAGGTAGATGGAGTCAGCTATCTTGATCTAAAATTGGTAGTTTATAATTATCGTAAAACCAAACACGGTGGAGAGAAAAGTAGGACACCCGTATATATTTACTGTGAGGCTTGGCACACTGGTGCAGAGACGATTGCTTCCTTAGCAGAAGAGGGCACAAAGATTACCGTCAATGCTACGGCAAAGAATGTGAAGGATGAGGAGGATCTGATTATATTCAGGATCAATGAATTTGATTTACCGTGTTTGGATAATGATTGAGAGGTGGCATAATGAGAAAAAAGAGAATCTTATTTTGTAGCGAAGCTACATTTCTAAATACGGGCTATGCAACATACACTCGTGAGATATTAAATTA